CGCGCAGGCTGCGTGCTTTCTTCATCGAGTTTATCCTGACAGTCTTTGACGGTTTCAACCTGCAGCGCGCAGGCGGCGAGCGCGTGCTCAAGCCTGCGAATATCGGCGCTCAGGTCGCCATTAGTGAGCGGTTCGCTTTCCGGCATCGGGCAATAGCTCACTTTCGGGCAGGCGCTGTAAACAATGACCGGCGGAGGCGCAACCGGCGCGGGTGTGCAGCCTGCGCACAACATCAGGCAACTTGTCGCTATACCAGCGGCGTAACGTTTCATTCTCATTTATCAGCCTCGTAATTGTTTCTTCACGCCGCACGGCCATCGCACCGGCGGCCAGCAGTTCCCCGCGTAAGCTGACCTGCGCGGTTTCGTTTCGCCTGGCAATTCCCTGCGAGACGGAAAGCTGATTTTTCAGCATTCCGATCACGTTTTTTTGTTCCATTGCGACCTTGTTTGCCCGTTCGAAAGAGCGGGACAGATTGCCGTTTTCATGGCGCAGCCAGAGCACAACCGCAATCAGCGCGGCCACCAAAAACAACATTACTTTCATTGGATCCCCCTGAGGCAGTAGGCACGCTCACGCGCGCGGCGGTTTTCCAGCCCTTTGTTAACTTCGCCATTCACGTAAACCCAGCGGGTTAACTGGTTGCACGCCTGCGGCCATTGCTGGCGCTTGATAAACGAGACCAGCGTCGACCGGCAGGCCGCGCCGGTTCCCACGTTGAATGAGAAGCTGACCAGCGCGTCGTAAACGTGCTGCGGCATTTTCACCGGCGCGCAGACCGCGAGACGTTTCTCGACGTTCAGCACATCCGCGACGAGGTTCGCCGCCGCCTGTCGCTCTGTGATTTCCCCTTTCGGGACGACGCCTGCAGTGTGGCCGATGCCTGACGTCCACACTCCCGCGCTGCACTGGTAAGGCGTCAGGCGACAACCTTCAAGGTCGGCAATCAGCGCCAGCCCCTCGGGCGAGGTGTTAAGCAGACGAAAGTCAGGCATCAGCGCCGCCAGCGCCAGCACTGCGGCCACACTGCAACGTTTAACGATTGATTTCACGAATAGCCCCTTTGTCGAGTCCGAGCGATGTCAGATAGAGGTACGTCTTGCGCTTAAACCAGTAATTGGTCAGCGCGGTAAAAATGGCGCATCCGCCGCCCACGTAAAGCGCCATCTTTTCGGGCGACATAGCCCCGAGATACGCCAGCGCAACCGCCAGCCAGTACGCGATAAACGTGGTGATTTTTTCCATACTCAGTCCCATAGATTCACCGTTTCGGTTCTGGCCGCGCTGTCGGTTTCGGGAAGTTCAACAGCCGTGCCGTGTGGCAGGATGACACCGAGCTCGGACAGGCCGGGATTCGCTTCTAATACGGTTTCGACCACCCCCTCAGTGCGCCCGTAATACCGGACACAAATTGCGTCGAGGGTGTCGCCCTGAAGCGCATAGGCTTTCATCAGATTTGCCCCACAATGCAGCGCGCTTTGTCCTGGATGCGCGCCACTGACCAGCGCATATCCCGCCACATTTCATCGATAGTGCTGTCGATGCTGTCGGCCTTTTTGTCCCCTTTGGCGGTTGCATCCACGCCGCGAAAACGCTCGTAAAGCGTGGCCGCCGTCATGGCACACACGGCGTTGAAATAGTGGAAAACGCGCACACTCTCGCCATCGAGCTCGTCAGTCGGGACGTCTTCCAGCGTGGCGTAACCGGCATCGAGCTGACGCTCGCGCCATTCCCCCAGCTCCGCGTTAGTCTCCGCAATGGCGGTCTTAATCGCCCGGCGCAGGCGCACGGGGGAAACCGTCTGCTCTAATCGCATTTCCTCGCGCACGCGCTTCGGATCCACATCAGGATAAAACGGGGTGTTTTTGATTACCGGCTCGCTCACGCCCGGCGGCGGTATCACCACGCCCGGCACATCCTGCGGCTCTTTTTTTGGCTCAATAATCAGCGTCGTCATGACAACCTCGGGTAATGGGTGGGCGGTGGACGCCGGTCGCAGTCAGGGCAATAAGTACCCGCATTGACCGGCGTGCCGCCCGGCTCGGGGAGCGCTCGGTTAACCTGCGGCTTTTGCCGCCTTTGGTGGACGCCCGCGCCGTGCCACCGGTTTGGCGGCAGGTTTGCGCGTGCGCGGTTTAGTCGTTTTGGTTTTCGGTGCCGGTTCGGGTTTTGGCCTGAGCTGGCGCTCTAACTGCTCGATATCCTTTTTCACCCCGATAGTGCTTTCCAGTTGGATCGCGCGCTGCAGGTGCGCCAGTGCCTCGGGTAATTGCTTCGCATCACGCAGCACGTAGCCGGTGATTTTGTGCAGTCTGGCGCGAACGATATCGGGCATATCCGCGCGCTCTGTCAGCGCGATGGTGTCGAGCAGGTTCGCCAGTTCGACCGGCTGTTTTGCCGTGAGCAGGCGCTGCGCGGCCAGTGCGACCTCTTCGGCCAGCAGGCACGGCGTCGGACGTCGACCGACCGGCATGGTGAGGCCATAGATCATCGCATAACGGGCAATTTCCAGCGCCCCGGCGATATCATCAGCATCGAGACGCCAGAGCATGACCGTCATGACAATGTCATCCTGCGCACCCTTGCCGTTTGCGAGGACGCCAGCGACCCAAGGCAGGTAGAACGGCAGCAGCTCGCGCTTTTTCGCGGCTTTGCGCTCTTTGGAGCTGATTTGTTTTAGCGTGCGGTTGTCTGCGGCCAGCTTAACGAGCATCTGCTCATAGGCAGTTGCATTGCGCAGCGGGACAGCAGCCCGCTGCGCAGTTTCAGAGGCCGAGACCCGCATCATGTGACGCGCTGCGGGACTCGTCATGGCTTACTCTCCGCCTTCGTTGTTTACAGGCGCAGAAGCGCTTTTCGGTGCTGCAGGTGGGGTAAAGTCACCGAGCTTGATGTTTTCAATCAGGCAACCGGCGGCGTAAGCCTCGACCACATAGTCCACATTCATTGACTCGTAGTTTTCGACGCGGTCTTTTTTCGGGTTTTCGATGATGCTGCGACGATGTGCGTCATCCATGAAGTAGATAGACAGGTTATCGAGACGCGTCACCAGCAGCGCATCTGCCGGGAAATACGGCACGCGCACGGCAGGCAGGTTGCCGATACGTTTCTGGCTGATGATGATGTCAGCGGCCAGCGACTCGGTGTTTTCCTGCTCTTTGTTGACGATAGGGAAATATTTATCCGCCATCAGCTTACGGCCGGTGATGACAACCAGCTCCGGGTCATCCTGATAAATCTCATCAATCAGGTTGCCGGTGGCATCCATAACCAGCGCGTCGAGGTTCGCATAGTCGCCGTTTTTACCCACGCGGATCACGTCGGAAATAACAGCCCCTTCCTCATCGGTGATTTTGGACATCACGCGCGCAGGTGCTTCGTTGCGGTACTTCTGCAGCCAGCCGGTCGCCACGTCCTGCAGCAGTGGATTTTTTTTACGGTCAGACGTCGCCGCGCGCTCGATGCCGTTGAAACCGGCCATGATGAAATCGAGGGACTGACGTTTGATGATGGCGTCACGAATACGGGTCTGAAAGTCCTGGAATCGCGCCCACAGGTCGAGCTGTTTGTAACGGATATGGAAGTCAAAGTTAATCTGGTCACACTCATATTTATGTGACTCCAGCGCAGTAAAATCAGCAGTTTTGCGCTCATCATCACCGGCGGTGTCGGCGGTGCTCGCAATAGTACCGTTAACACCGACCCCAACTTTTTCGCCTTTCAACTCGTCGACCGGCACGATGTTGATTTTGGTCAGAAACGCGGATGACATCTGCAGAGTGTTCATCAGGGTTTGCGTGACCGATGGCTCGACGGTGAATTTCTTCGCCACATCATCGGTGGAAATACCGTTCAGCTCCGCGACGCGGGACAGATAGGCATTAAATTTGAAGCGGGTCTCTTTACGCATGGTTATTCCTGTTCGGGTAATAGGTATCAGGCCGGGCATCACGCCCGGCGGTTTATCAGCAGTTGGTCAGCAGCTCGTCGCCCGTGCCGCCTTTTGAAAGCTCGCGGCGCGGCTGGCGCTGGCTTTCGGTGTTATCGAGGGTGCTTTTCAGGGAGG